TTCTATTTACGATACGAATTGATTCATTACCGTAAATAAGTGGATTGTTTATTTCAACTGCAGATTTGATTCTAACACCTGTGGTTTCTTGTTCTATTAATGTTTCTGTTTCAGCTTTTACTGCACCTTCTGCCGTATTTCCTCCAGGAAATAATAATTCTTTATTCTGAAATAATTCGTATATAGTTGGCATATTATTAGGTTCTATTTATATCATATGTATTCATGGTGCCTTTTTCTGCATGGTCCACGACTGATTTTGTAACTTTATCTTTATCTAAGTAAATATTTCTCTGTGAAATTGTTGCTGATATCAATTGGTCCATCTTAGTTAACATGTTAGTTTCATATTCACTCAACGAACCAGCTTCTAATCCTCCAGTTTCCGATGATTCACTTTCACCACTTCCTCCTAATCCGAAGAATTCTGCTACTTTTATAATAGTACCAGCAATTGCAGCAATTCCACCCAATACTAATAATCCAGGTAAACCTGCGATTCCTAAGAATGCCATCGCTATTCCTAATCCAAATAGAGAAGCAGTTAATCCAAGTAGTGCCATTGATAACATAGCTATCGGTCCAATCATTGCGGTTATTGTTCCAAGTACAGGAGATAGTTCTGTTATTGAAGCAACTACTGATGAAAGAGAACCTCCAATTAAATTAAGTCCATTTCCCATCATTGTTAATCCAGTTCCTAATAGAGCAATTGCAATTGCAATTCCCATTACACTTGGTAATGCAAGTGCTGCTGCAATACCAAATGCGGCCAAACCAAGTGCCAATCCAAATAGTGAATATGCAAATATTGCAATTGGAACAGCTAATGATACAACTCCAGCAATTGCAGGAAATATTGATGTAATCGTTTCCACGATACCACTAAGTGCACCACTAATTGCACTAAATCCAGCGGCTGCTATTAGTAAACCTCCACCAAGAATTACCATTGCCAAACCTAATCCTGCTAATGCAAGTAATCCTGCTCCGAATACAAATGCACCTGGCCCCATCATTAATAATCCTAATCCGAATACTGCGGCTCCGAATATTAATAACCCAGCGGCTGCAGCGATTACTGAACCAATCTCAAGTCCTGCGATTAAACTCATAGCGAATGCAAATGGTACTAATGCAATACCCAATACTGCAACTGCAAGAGCTCCTTTTAACATATCTCCTTTTGCCTTACCAAGTAAATAAGCAACTCCAGCCATTGCAGTTAAACCCACAATTCCTTTTGCTACTGATTCCCATTTTACTGTTGCGAATTCTTGAAACGCCTTTGCTGAGATGTATAAAGCTGCGGCTAGTATCACCATTGCAGCGGCACCTTTCAATACTGATTTCATATCAATCTTATTGAAACTCTCAATCATACTAGCTCCAGGAGCTTTACCTTTTCCTTTACCTTTTGGTATTTTTGTTTTACCTTTTGGTATTTTTGTTTTACTTGCTATATCTTTTCCTGCGAATTTTTCTTTTACACCGGACATTGCTTTATCTTTAAAACTCCCAATACTTTTACCTACTTTGGAAGTTTTCAGATAATCACCAGCTTTTTTTGCAAGTCCTCCTCCTCCAACTCCCATTTTAGAAAGTCTTGATTTGGCTGCTGCAATGGCCATTAAACCTAAGTTTTTCAGTAATTGGAAACTTCCTTTAACCATACCACCCATATTCACTCCCATTGAAGCAAATCCTGTACTCATTTGACCAGCGGCAATGATTCCACTACCTAATCCTTTAAGTACACTACCCAAAGGTCCGGTTGCAAATGCAGTAAGTGATTCGTACCATGTATCGAATGTTGATAATTGCATAGTACCATCATCATTCAACTTATCCATATTGGAACTCATCTTAAGAAGTTCGTCAGCTGATAATCCTAATGCATCAGCTGCTGCTCTCTTCTGAAATATACTCATTTTTTCAAATGCGGCTACTCCACCCATTTGTTGAAGAGCATTCTTTACAGATGCACCAATTTTTCCGTCAAATGCTAATTGTCTTGCTTTGGATAGATTGACATTCCTGCCCAACATTGCACCTAATTCTAATTCTTTCGTAATGGATGTTTCAAAATCTAAAAGTGAATCTGTTACATTTGTTAATGTATTCATGTTCACTCCAAGTTTTCCTGCTGCAACTGCAGCAATTCCCATGTTTATTCCACCATCTTTACCATATTCTGCAAATGATTTGGCCGAACCAGCAACATCAGCCATAATAGCTGAAGGAACTAATCCGTTTTGTTTGGCAAGTTGTTTTGTAGATTCTGCTAAGTTTTGAGCCGTTTCTACACTACCACCATTTAATCTTGCAAAGTTACCTGTTAATTGTGCCGCTTGGTCACCACTAATACCCATGTTAGTGGCCATTAAGTTGGTATTCAATTGAGTTTGGAATGACATTTCACTCAATCCACCAAATTCAGCAGATAATCCTTTTGCAGTAGATAATGCATCAGGGAATATTGTACTTAATAACGTTACTTGTGATGTTGCTCCAGTTAAACCTCCAACAAAACCGCCCATTTCACGAGTTGTTTTACCAATTGCCTCGGCAACGTACCCCAATCCCACAACTAACCCACCTACAATACCTCCAGAGGTTTTGGTTAATGCCGATGCAGTGTCTAATATACCACCGATTGTTTTTTTAATGGTATCATATGCTTCGGTTTGAGCTTCTAATTGTTTTTGTTCCTCTTCTGTTAATGATGATATACCATCTGCAATTTTATACTGTTCCTTCATTGCAGCAAGTAACTTCTTACTACCAATGCCTAAATTTTTTGATTTCTTATCAAGTGCAGAAATTTCTGCTTCAATATTTCGTTTAATTTCCTTTCTACTAACTATATCCTCAGCTGATGTTTTAAGTAAATCTTGGTTTAGGTTAGAAATTGATGCAATTGCTTCTCTTTGTGCGGGATACATTGAAGTTTGCTTAGAGAGAAGTTCGATTTTAATTCGATCGGTGGCGGCCAATGATGCCTGTAAACCTGTTAAACCTTTTAAAGCTTGTTCTTGGGCCATCAAATCACCAATTTGTTCTTTAGTGGTATCTCTAGCTTCTTTAACTTTTTCGTTAATATCTTTTAATAAAGCTATCTTTTCTTTATAGGCATCGTTTGTTTTTTTAACTTCACTACTAAGCATGCCGGTTTTCTTGGTTTCTTCGGCCAAGATTTTTTGAGAATCGCGCTTTAGTGCGTTTCCTTCTCGAAGTAATTTATTGATATTCGCCTGATTAGCCATTTATAGTAATTTCCTATTCTAAATCTTTTAACATTTTTTCCAATTCTCTAGAAGCCTTATCTAATTGTTCCATTTTTTTAACAATGGGAACTGGTATATCTTTACGTTTTTTAGCCTGCTTTAAAGCATTATTTGTTACGTTTGATTTTAATCCATCAAAGAACGAATCGGAGAATTTTTTAGCTGCTCCAAATAGACCTTCTTGTAGTTTTGTTTTTGACATTGTGATTATCCTATATATTTGTTCTTATATAAATATAGTGCAAAAAAAAAGTGAAGAATTTTACTTCTTCACTCTTACATTTGGACTTCTACCTCCACCTTTTTTGTTTGCCTTATCATGTTCGGCCTTTTCAGCCTTCTTAGCATCTATTAGTTTCTTGAAATAGAAATTTCTCCAATGGATTGGCATGAAGTAAACTTCTGACCAAGTGAATCCATTACCGTAATTAACCATTTCCCAAATCTGACTATGAAGTTGAATCGAGTAATCACTCGGTAGGGTAAAAAAACCCAATCCCGAATGGGATATCAAGTGCCTCCTCTTCACCCGTAATATCTGATACGAAATTAAATGTTAATTCTAAATCGGGTGTAAACTCTTGTATGTGTTTTCTAAGTGCCCTTGAATCTCTTGCAAGTAAACTATTCTTTACATAATTGTTAATATATCCTCTGTCTTCATTACCATCGATTTCTTGTATCATATACCTTAAACGAGTAGTAACATCTTGTGATATTGGTTCACCTTTAGTTAATCGATTCAATGCCTGTATTTCAGCATTAATATCTTGTTCATCTTTATGAGTTAATAATTTGAATTTAATAGGTTTCTTACCTAATGGTAAATCAAACTCATATCTATTTTCTGAATTAAGAAGTGATTCATCTATCTCCTTAGTTTGAATCTTAGAAAGGTCAATGTTTACATTTTGTACTTCACCAGATGATGGGTCTGTTACATCTACTTGATAATCCTTACCATATCCCAAGATACGTGTTGCCAATAAAATAGCATTCTTATCACCAATGAATATATCACCCACGTTTACATCTTTATCTACAACAACCGATTCGAATAACTTATCGAGTACGATACCTTTCTTGATTAGATTCTGAGAAGCTAATATATCCTCCTCTTTTGCAGTCATATATTTAATTTCAATAGAACCCTTTGAAAGAGGATTGGAATCAGGATAAAGTTTACCCTTAGATGGAAGATCTATTACTTCCGTTGGAAAATCATATTTTGCCATAACTTTGTTTATTTTGTTCGTATATAAATATATAACTTTTAAAAAATGATAAAAAAAAGGCTCTCAATAAGAGAACCTTTAATTTATTTAAAATATTTAATCTTTCTTAGAATTCTAAGATTGCATAATCATACGATAACGTAAGAGTGATTTCAGCAGGGTCATTAGAAGACCAATCTAAGTCATTAAATACAGCGTTATTGATAAATGCACCTTTAAGAGTCCATTGTTCAATTTTATCACCTACTGGTCCTAATAGATAGATTTGTACATCTTTCTTATAGAAATCTGCATATCCATCTCTACCTGTAATAGATTCGTGTGATGTTCTCACCCATTCCATTACTGCTTGAGCTCCACTTGGAACGATTGGGTCAAATAATGTAATCTCTACATCTTGCCATTCACCTTTACCTTTTAATTTACGTTTAACGTTAATGTGGTCAAGGGTTATAGTTTCAAACTGAATTGAAGGTCTATTTGCTGCTTTTATTAGATATGAAGGGATACCATCGATTTCCATGATGAAACGATTTTTCATCTTTGGTTCGAAATTGGTATAAAACATATCGTTAAATTCTAATACTTCTGCCATGTTGTTTTTTCTCCTATTATATTAATAAATATATAGTTTTTTTATTTATATTAATTTATGCCGTAAAAGATGCCCCAGTTGGTAAGATATTGAAATCTAACACGATGAATTCAGCAGTTTTAGTTGGTTGTAAGAAAATCTGTCCAGCCAATATATTTCTGTCGATTACATCTGGTGTGTTATTACTTTCGTCCATTACCACTCTAAATGCATACAATCCTTGTCTTTGTTGTATTCCTTCTAAATAAGGATTCACAGTATTTAAGAATTTACCTCTTGTTGTAGAAGTATTTTGTTCAAATACTAAGTATCTTGATGTAGAAGCGATATACTTCTTAACTTTAATCATCAATCTTCTAACATTGATTCTATCAAGTGCTGATGCTTTATCTTGAAGTGTTTTTTGTCCGAATGCAACAATACCCTCTCCAGGAAATTGAGCGATAGGATTTATTTTTCCTTCATATAATTCATCTCGTTCAGCGTGTGTTAATCTGTTCAATACAGATATAGCACCTACTATACCACCTCTATTTAAACCAGCTGGTGCAAACCATTCGGCTGCAACTGCATCGTTAGAAGCATATATTCCAGGCATCAATACTGATGGTGGAACTGATATTAGTTTATTTGTTCTTGAATCAATTGTTTTAACCCATGGGTAGTATGTACCTACGTAGTTAGAATCAACTGCTTGTCCTTGTTCGATTGCTTGTGATATAGTATCACTTGCACCTACAACATCACCAATGAAGAACGCATCTTCTCTTGCTTCACACATATCAACTACTTTGTCAAATACATATGAGTGATGTCTTCTTACAATACCAGGAACTGATACTAAGTTGATATCAAAATCATCTGGATTAGATACCGATGCAATTGCTTTCACATATGCAACAGAACCAACAGCCGTTGAAGTTGATAAATTAAATCCTTGTGAATTACCACTTGAGATTGAAGTTCCTTTATCAAGAGATACTGTTGGAGCAACTCCATCAAATCCACCTTGGAAACCTACTGTAAATTGTCTCTTATTCAAATCAGATGAAAGTGAACCAGTCAATTCGTATCCGAATGCCTTAGTACCACCAACTACTGAAACCGTACCATCAAAAGCAAATACTGTGTTTCCACCTTGTGTTGCTGATGTAGGTATAGGAGCTAAATAATTGTTGTTATCTATTTTAACTTGAGCAGTTTCTAAATCAATACCACTATAAGTGATTGATTTTGAAGAACTGTTTGAATCAGAACCAGTATTAAATAATACAGATGGTACAATAGATTCTCCGAGTCCGTGTGCACCTACATTACCAATAAGAATTGGATTGTAATATTTATCATGTGCAAATGGTCCAGCAACGATAGGATGAGCACCTTCAGCAACCGTTTCAACTCTTACGAATTTAGAACGATTAGGATAATCACCATTTTCTGTTTGTTTTCCATTTATATCAATTACCAAGTTTCTATCACCAATTACTTTTTTAATGTAATTAGGAGAAGCAGGGTCTAAGTTCAAGTTATTAAATGTTTCTAATACTGATTTTCTCTTATCAGTATCACTATATCCTCTAATCATTAATGAGAAGGTAGCGTAATCGGTTGCATTTGATGAACCGGCTGCTTTTACATTAAATACAGATACTTTGTATTCTTTATTATAGATAGTACCATCACCAATAGAGTGTAATTTGAAAAGATTATGTCTTTCCCCAGAAACTAATTGTGATTGTATCCATGGTGTAGAAGAATTATTAAAATCTCCATATACTTGGTCTGCTAATGTAATTAGAGATACTTGTGTTTGTCCACTTGAAACTGCATCAGCTGAAGCTTTTTCAAAGTAGTTATAAGCATATCCATCTTTAGTTCCTCTTGGATTGATTCCAAATACATCACCTATATCATTTCCATCTGCTGGATTGATAGATGCTGATATTCCAGTTTCATCTATAAGTGTGATTTCAAAAGCAGATGCTGATACTTGTGCATCAATAACTGTTCCTGAAAGTGTTCCACTTCCTAAATGTGTTTCAAATATTGTTCCCAATATTTGACTACTCGATGCATCATCAACGCTTACGATAGCGACTGGTGCTGTTTGAGTGTAACCACCTTGATGACCAACACGAACAATAGTTACTGTTCCTGCTTCTCTTAAGTAGTTTTGTACGGTATATCCTGTATAGTAAGAACCATCAGGTGTACCGAAAATTTGTTCGAATTCCGATTGGGTGTTAACAACGGTTGGTACGAAAGCCGGTCCTTTGTGAAAAGGTCCTATTATAGCTGCTCCGATTTCTCCAACTCCTTGTGATAAGAAAGAAAGGTCATTTTCTCTCGTAAATACCCCAGGTGATACAATTTTTTCTGCCATGTTATTTTACTCCTTGTTATTTTGTGTTGAATGTTGATACTCTTATATAAGTATAACTAAACTCTCCGAAAATATGATTTATACTTCAGATGTTGTTAAAACTTCTTCTTTTTGTTCAGTTGGTGTGAATGTGTTTGTTGCTGGGTCGTAATTACCATCACCATATACATCATTTAAACCTTTGAACATTGTTTGTTCCTTCTCTACTAATGCTGAATGTTGATTTAATAAATCTTGTTCAACTACTTCAAGTTCATCGATTCGTCTTTTCTTTTCGATTTGTAATTGTCCCAATCTTGTAAATACATTTGCAACATCTTGTCTTAAATCATTTACCGATTGTACTTCTTCTTTTGTAAACTTAATTGCTTTCGCCATTTCTTGATATTATTTGAATTGTTATGTAATATATATAAATATATAGATTTTTCCCAAACGTTAATTTATTTTTAACTAACTGTGAATGTAAATGTAGAACTCCAAGAACTTAATAGTCCATTTGTTCCATATTGTTTTGCTCTGGCATATCTCGTTCCAGTTCCAATATCCATTCCATCTCCATTAGTTGTACTTGTAAGTGATGCAACTGACCAAAGTGTTTGATTGATTAAAGTTGAACTGAAATCGGAATTATTATCTACTTGTATATCATATACTGCATTTGTACCATCTCCAACCCACGTTAGTGTATGTGTAGAATTATTCCATGCAAAAGTTGTTGGTGCACTTGGAGCAGTTTCATCAGTATGTGAATTACCACCCTTATTGTGAGTAATATATCCATTAACTAAATATGTATCATTTGTTTCAACATCAATAGATACTATCTCTGCCGTTGTGTTTACAATATCAATTGATGTTACATCAACTTCGGTAATAACACCAGAAACTTCTTTTATTAATTTATCGTTTGTAGTAATGTTAAACATTTCTTTAAATCTATATTCTCCATCAGCTGCATCTTTAACTAACATTGGATGTTCTCCTGTTGCAGTTATTTCACCATCATTGATATCATAATGTCTACCAGCAAATGAATATACTAAATTTACAATAGTTACATCCTGTGCAGTTGTTGTTAAAGTATCAGATGACCAATCTAAGAAACCAGATTCTTCAGTTCCCAATCCTCCGATTGAAAATCCTCTTAATACATCTCCTTCTTCTAAATCACCTACTTCAACAATTGTTCCATCTGATAATGTTACAGGTGAATCGATTGTTAAACATAATGCGGTTGAGTTACCATCATATGAATCTACTGCATAAACAGTTTTTGTTATAGCGGTATTATATCGTGTTGCATGTTGATTATAACCATCTGCAAAAGTTCCACTAAGTGTATGTGATTGTGCTCCTAATAATGTTGTTTGGTCACTTGCCCCTTGTGGGTTTATTCCACCAACTGTAATTACAGCAGTTAAATCTCCATGTGTTGCAATATTTAAAAATCCCGCGGTTGATGCTGATGAATTGTATGTTGGAGAAACAGACCATGTGAAATTTTGATGACGAGATGAAATTGATCCAAACTTAGAACCTGCACCTGTAAAACTTATACTATACGTTTCACTTGTAGCTTCTACTGCATATGTATATCCACCTAAAGTTGAAACAACCGTATCTATTCCATAATTATCTAATGATACAATAGTTCCTGCAGAACTATTCATTGCGTTTAATGATACGTTTGCACCTTGTGTAATACCACGTGCTCCCGCTAAATTATTTAAACTAAGTGTATCTCCTGAACTTCTTGCCATGTTATTCTATTCCCTATATATTATAAATATAAACTAATTCGTCTATCCACTTATCCTTATCT